AATAACTTTTCCATCTACTTTTGTCTTTAATATAACTATATCTTTTTCTTTAACTGGCATATAGATATGATAGAATAGGTGTTATATAAAGGTTTATGGCTCTACTGTATCTTCGTTAGTAGCCACTACTTGAATATCTAAAGCTTGAAATTCAAAATTTTGAAGTACTAATTCACCCGGAGAATGGTCTGTACCATGTTTTGAAAGGCTGACCTCACCTAGATTAATTTGAATATTTCTTTGGGCATCACCAGTAAGACCATTACTAAACAATAATTTCATATTTGTTTCTGGTACTCTTGCTCTAACTTGATCAATTTCAGTTGCATCTTGAAATGCTAAAGTTACTCTACCAGTTATTTCAATAAGTTTTCTCCATGCATCTACAGCATCGGGTGTACCTAATTGTCTAAGTAAATCAGTATTAATATTAATTGTAAAATCTAAATCTTGGATTGTTGTAAGTACAGTTGCTACAGGCAATTCTACAGTTGCTTGTGTAAAATTGTATGGTGTCATATTAGTTAAATCAGTAGCTACAGTAGAATCTAGGGTAGTTGATATATTATCTTCAAGTCCCCATTTTAATTGCATACTTGCTTCAACTGGATTATCAATACTTGTTTTTATATTCAAAGAAGTAGCTACAACACCTTTTGCATTTCTAACTACATTTACAGTATTATCCATCCCAATTTCTAAATGACCACTTGGAGCTAATCTAATTGTAGTATTAACTGCTGGATCTGAATCCCATGTATGTGTATCTGGATCACCAGCTGAATAAGTAGATGCTCCAAATAACCATGTAAAAACCCAAGGATTTGAAAGAGTAAATTCCATATTGACATTTCCAGCATTTGCGTTATATAAGAAATCACGATACCTTGGATCAAATAATTGAGGTAATGCTATCTGTTGATTAGACCATTCTAAACCAGTGGCTCTTTGATTTCTCCCAAAAAGCTTAGTTTGGGTTGCTCCACCACCAAAAGTAGCTTCTATACCATATTGAACATAAACACTACTAGCAGACCTTACACTCATAATATATATGATTAAACGTAGGTATATAAAATTTACGGGTTGAAAATTATGGCTGATACGCTTACTAAGTACCTAAACATGTTTCTATACTCTTCATTTAGCGAAGTTATGCCTTCTGGTAGCATTTGAAGATAATCTCTACTATCTCCTTCTGAAGCACCTTTTGAACTGGTTATAAGGGGTACTGTATTGGTTTTTATGATTCTCATAACCTCATCCACCATTTGAAGCACCCTTTCTTCTGACGTATTTGTTCTTATATCTATTGTAATTGAAACATCATGTAGCCAACTATAAACGAATTTTTCACGATCAGTTGCATCTCCTTCCATAAGGCTATATATCTGAGGATTTTCAGCATCTATTCCTATTATAATTTCATTATAAACCCTAGTCCCCAATCCAACTACCTTTTTATTCCATTGAGTAGTAACTTCTGGTTTTTTACCCCCTGATCCAAGTACCCATTTTGTTTTAAGTAAGGTTACTACATCATTAGCAAAATCTATACCCGCAAATCCATCTACCATTATCTTCCTATTCTCCTAACCTTATTAAACTTGTTCACATATTTAGTTATTGTCCTTACTATTCTACCAGCCTTTTTACTTATTTTACTCAATCTACTTGATTTTGCTCTCTTACCTCTTGATTTACCAGTTCTTCCCCTGATAGTACCTCTTCTAGCAATTAAAGCCTTTACCCCTTTTTTCATAAACCTTTTTGGCTCTATTCCTTTTGCATTAATTTTTTTAAGTATTTTCCATGTAATAGCTCTTGACTCTTCTTCATCAGATATTCCTAATTTTCCTTGAACCCATTGTTGTAAAGCATCAAAATTAACCCATTTTCCAGCTGGGAGTCCAAATTCTACAAAATAAGCATAAGGTGTATTTGCATCTACAGTTTTAAATTCATCCTGAAATCCCGGTTCTATATGTTGTCTAAGATTTCCAGTAAATGTTATATCCTGAGCACCTAATTGTTTTTGACATTTTTGTATAAGTTCCTTTTGTAAATTTGTAGTAAGTCTATCAATCTCATCTAAATTTTCAACGTGTGCTTTTTGTTTCAGACTTTGAGTTTTAGAAAATGAAATTGTTGTTTCTCCACTTTTTCCTTTTCCAGTAAACATAGCTCCTTTAGTTCCAGCCTTAGTTGCCTGTTTAGCTAAACCCATAGCCATTCTAGCAGCTCCACCGATAATAGCACCAATTACCATACTATCACCATGTAGATGTTATTTCAGAATGACTCCATATAATATTATGTATTTCTTTTTCCCATCTGTCCATAACTTTTTGTTTGTCAATATTACCTTCCCCACCGTATGCAATTTGAGACATTTGGAAGTCAGTACCTATTATATCTATACAAGTCATTAGTTTACAAGCTTTAGTAATATCTCTTGGAACAGTTACAGTTTCACTAATTGATGATTCATTTTCTCCACCATAACGATAAGTAACTCTAAATCTACCAACTGTTAATATTGTAAACAAAAATCCTCTTATGTATATTATACCTTTAACTTCTTGGAAATATATAATGGTATCGTCCGGTCCGGTTGGTGTGTTATCTATCCAATCTGAACCATCCCATAATTCAAATTTATCTCCCTGAGCTGCATCAAAAGGTTTAAGATTTCTTTTCCTTGGAAATAGTGGCATACCCCTACCCCAATCATATAGCTTATTTACAGTAAATTCTTCAAGTACTTGTTTATCTTGCATCCAAGTATGTTGAGTTAATTGATCAATTCTATCCTCATTTGCATAAATATACTCTTCCACCATATCAGTATTGGGATCGGTATTTGCATTAATATTGATTCTAAGCCAATCGGCTATATCTTTCTTAGTACAATAAACGGGTGATCTGACCATACCTAATATAAAAACTTATCGTATTTAAATTACTCGTATATAATGTTAAAACTGACTGTTCCAGTTACATCAATAAACAGTTTATCAAACCCAAGGTCTAAATTATCGTGAATCCCTGTACCTTGAAGAAATCTATATATTTCAGGATCTCCACCAGAAGTACCATTATGAAGTATAGCACTACCTGTATCAGAAGTAGCCCAAGTAATTGATCTTAATTTTCCCGGTCTATTTACAGCTATACCATCAGCAGTAATTAGTTTTCTAGCATGTCTGCCCATGTATTATAAAAAAGAGAAGTAGTATATAAGATTTACCTATACACCACGAATATGAACGGTCAATGTTACAGTTTGTGCTCCTGATATATCAGCACCAGCCATAGTGATACCATGAACTCCACCTAGAGCTGCATCACCTAAAGTACCGTTTTTTTCATATTGGAAGATATTTGTTCCAAAATCATCAGTTTCTGTTATAATTGCAGAATATACTTGTCTGAATCCGACTTGAGTAAAGTCAGTTACAATTACACCAGCTGTAGGTGTTTCTGCGGTTATTACAACTAAACAAACTGCTTCTTTTTCTACGCCAACTCCACCCACTTTAATTACAAGACTTCTATCTGCATTTAAGTGTGAGAATCTAGCATCTTGAGTTATTACTACTGTCATAATATTATCCCAAAATTAAAGTATTTAAGTATTGTTATATAAATGGATATATAAATCTTATTTCATACACATAATTTTTTTAAAATTAAAAATAAAAAAAAAGGGAATTGATTTTGAAGATTAAATTCCTTTAGCTATGTCTCTGATTTTGCCTTGTGCTTTGAAGTTTCGACATGTAGTTTCTGCTAACATGTTATAGAGTGCTCTATCGTTAAATGCTTCGTTAATGAATGGGTATCCTTGTTGTCTCTTACCAGCCTCATAATAGACGATTGGTTTGAGTACTTGGATGCCGATCAATGGTTTGTTTGGAGCATTTTTGTCTGCACTAGTGTTTAAGATAAGCAAGTTATCTACTGAACCTTCTGCTGATTGTGATGTATCCTTTGATGGGATATATGGAAGTCCATATACGGTTGATATATGTAATCCCGCACCTGTACCAGTAAAAGTATCAACACCGTTGACACCGACTGAGAACTCAGTTCTAAGATCTGCTGTATTTTGGATACGATAAGCGTTCATATATATTGACTGGACTTCAGCATAAGTGTCTTGTCCACCAATAAATACAGTTGGCTCTTTTCCACCAGCGATTCTTACCGTTGCTAGTACATCTCTAAGAATAGCATCTGTTAAAACATCTGCTGTTCCGATTGTACCAGAAGGTGAAACGACTGTGGCATCGTAAGTTGCATCAGTAGCTCGATCAATACCGTTACCGTTAGCTGCTCTCCAAGGATCATAGTTATCTAAGACCGTTGTATGAGCTTCAAACGTATATTCAGCGAATGATGCGACTATTCTATCAAGTGATTCTAAGTCTAGTTGCTCGGAAGTATCTGTAGCAGCTACATCACCGGGAATACGGTTAAGCATAAGATTAACCCTTTCCTTAAATTGATCGCTGGCATAGACTCTCTGTTGAGCAAGAGAACCGTAGTTATCATCTCTAGAATTATCTACTAATTGTTCCAAAAGTTCAGAAGCTTCGAATACATATTGCAAAGTTTTTGGTTTGACTGTAACCTCTTCAACGGTAGGCTTGATTGCTGGTGCGATTGCACCACCTTCGATTGTACCACCAAACGCAGCTAAGTTAGCTGTTGGTGTATATAATCCTGCTTTAGCTGAGAAAATTCTCCATCCTGAAAAGTCCCAAACATATTTTGGCAAAGCTGCGAATATGTTTGCTTCCAGATTAAAGTTTGCCCATGCCATAGCACCGAAAAGTGGGTTGTAGTTACCCCCTGTACCCGGATCAGTTGTGCTGAATCCAGCTTTGAGGATCTCATCTGGTGTTCTATTATAAGTATAGTTCACCAGTTCGTCAATACTTCTTAGACCTAGATATGAAGAACTAGCGGGCAATTTTAATATACCCCCGATGGAAGTCCGTTACCGAACTCACCATTCTCATATTTCTCATACATTATTGTCAATGCTTCTTCAGCACTTTGAGTTTTTCCCCATCCGTTAGCAGTTGCTTTTAGGATTTGGTATCCTGTTGGAACTGATTTTATTTCGTCTGGTTGATAAACTTTTGGTCTAACAGTCTTTACAATTTCGTAAGTCTCGTCAGATTTAGCATACATTTCTGGATCTTTCTCTTTTTTCTTCTCTTCTTCGTCACCCTTTGGAGAATCATCAGTTTTTGTTACTGTTTTATTCTCTTCTTTTTTCTCTTCTTTCTTCTCTTCGCCATCTCTATTATCGTTCTTTTTTACATCGGCTTTTACTTCCATTTTAAGACCTTCATTGTCAGGCTTATTTGGCTCTAAAGCTGGTGCGATAATTGAAGCTTGTGAATCAGAAGGTACTGGTGCTACTTCGTTACCAATGGTAACTTTGTCGCCCACATCGTCTTTGTCCTCGGTCTTTGGCTTATTTTCAGTCTCTACACCTTGGTCAACTGGGTTTGCATTTTCTTCTTTAATAAGAGTTTCAAGACTATCAAATCTCTTCTCGAAAGAGTCGATTCGTTCATCTTGTTTCTTAACAAGTTCTGCAAGAATTGAAGTTACGGAAGGATCAGATTGTACGTTATCTGCTTTCTTTACTTCAGAAATTTCTTCTGTTTTTTCTACTTTAGTTTCTGTAGTCATTATATAAATGATTTTTTAATTGTATATAAAGATAATTTTATAAATCAATTTGATTTATATTTGTTCACTAGTGTCTTTAGATAGTCTATTGTATCAACTTCTTCAAGAGCTTTCCTAACATTTTCTTTCCCAAATTGTTCGATATATGCATTAATCTGTTTCTTTTCATTCCATTTCACATGAGGTTTATCTTCTGGATTGGTTTCTGGTACAGCTTGTTTTTTGACACCTATATCCGTATTTACCACTATTGATCTAGTGTGCATTTTATCTTCGATTGATTGTTGATGTTCTGCTGGGTTGTTAGATTCATCATGTATATCTTTATTTTTATATTCAACACCTTGAGGTTCTGGTTCTGATATTGTTCTACTACCAGCCTTTCTACCTTCAATTTTACCCCTTGCCTGTGCTTCTTGACCTTCATTCATACTTGGAATATGATCTTTTGTTATATTTCTATCTTTAATCTTTGCATCCATTACCTCTTTTTGTACGTCAGTATTTTTATTAGCTGCTGGTATATTGCCCATTGAAACATAATCTTTCTTTATTTTACCAGCTGCAATAGTATTAATCATATCATTGACTTCCTTGGGACTTCCCGCAGATTCTCCTATACTATCAGACCTTGTTTGAGCACTTCTTCCAACAAGTGATTTTGCATCTCCAACTCCCTTTTCTGTTGGTTTATCAAACTGTTCTAATCCATGTTCTTCTTTTGGTATGCCACATACACATACATATTCATGTACGGGTTTATTATCAATATCATTGTCATTATCAATATTTGTTCCCCCCTTTTCAAATCTACATCCTATACTGGTACACTGTATATATTGCCTACCACCTTCTTCTTTAATCATCTTATCTTCTAACCCAGCTGCTTTTGCAAAGATATTTACCTTTTCAATTATTGCAAATGGATTTGCTGGGGTAGGGCATAAAGCAATTTCATATAACTCTAACTTCTTTAACTCTAATGCCATTCTTCCATCTTTCATAATAGGTTCTCTTTCTTTTGAAGCTCCACCCATTGAAAATCCTGTATATTCTCCTTTTATAACTTTGTCCCAAACTTTATCATATAATGTAACTCCATCTTTTTTATATATTTCAGCAGTAATTTTAACAGTTGATACTCCCTGATATTCTGATTTCTCATAATCCAATACCCTACCTACCATTCTATTACTATGAAAATCTGATATGACTGGGTTTACTTCCATAAAATTCTTCATTATAGACATGACTTCTTTAACAAATATGAACTCCTGTTGTCTGTCTATAATCTCAGCAGTAATGTGACCTGATAATATTCTACGATCTCCCTTCTCAATCTCTATCCCCTTTGTTATAAAGTTAGGAAATTCAACCCATTCTGTCATATATAAACCAATACACTGTCATATATAAAAATTTGGGTTGTTCTACGACTGTCCTATCGTAGAACCATTTGTCTGACCAGCTCTAAATCCAAAGTAGAACAACGCAGCTCCACCGAAGATTGTACCAAATTGCCATATTTGGTTAAATTGGTCTTGTGACATTTTTATATCGCCATAAACAAAGCCTGTTCCAATACCTACTGCTATAGTTAATAGGAACATAGCTATAATTCCTGTAGCTAATGTTAGTGCGATTTCTCTTTTTGAGATTGCCATAGCTTCCCTAAAAGAAACGGTTATATAAAGGTATAGCTGAGAGTAGTCATGGACTTTATTGTTTATGATAATATATTCACATATAACAAGCATAATACCTACAATGGTGTCCCCGTTACTAGACTGTTAATTGACTCTATTGAGATACCTGAAAATCACTCATTTTGGTTTCATACAGAAATGAACCATGAAGAAAATAACGTTAATCTAAATAAAAGATATGTTCATATACATCCGGGAATAGGTACTACCAATCAAATGAGATTTGAATCACAACCATTCCATGTAACTAGAACTAATATATTTTATAATCCAAAAGAAAAAAGAGTTGAAATAGGTGGTGGGTTTATGCGTAAACCTGTATTTGCAAAGAAATGTGTTTATTATGGTGAATTACCAAAGAAAAAAAGAAGTATTGTAGGAGAATGGTATTTTAATTTTAGCACTTTATCTATTATTTTTATTCTAGATTTTAATACACCAACATTAAAATTTCATTGGGAAGATGAAGATGATGCTCCTACTATGGCAGAATTAGAAAATAAAGCAGCTGAATTAGAGATTAAAGTAGAAATGTCTCAAAGACAAATACAGTCTCAAAGAAGTCCTTTAACAACTGATTGATCTTTTGTTTGATCTCTAGTTATACCATGACCTAAAATAGCGTTCATATCTTTACCAAATATTGATTTTTTTCTTCTTTCATCTGGTGCATTTGCTCTACCACCTTTATCTCTATATGCTTTATGTACTCTAATTACTCTTTTCATACAAGAGTTACATAAGGAACAGTTGATTTGCCATATATCACCAAAACACCAGTCCCCATGTATATCACAAAGTTCCCAACTTGTTTTCTTTGTAATTAGGCACATTAATCCTTCTGAACCACGTTTCTCCATACATCTAGCACACATATATATCAAAGTACTTAAAATCTTATCTGTCTTACTACATCCATAACAATAGCCTTCACTATAATTATTTATTCTAGTATGCTCATCCCCCTGTACTCTTTCCCTCAATTTTTTAGTTTGGTCGTTTGCCTTACCAGCACGTTCTTTTAAACTGTCTTTTTGTATCCTATCCTTTTGATCTAGACCATCTTTGATCCAGCCAAATCTTTTACTCACTTTCTTCCAATTCCCTTAAAATATATAATGTTTTATCAACTGGTATTCCCTTCATACCAAAATTATTTATTATATCTTCCATTGAAGCATCTGGTGTATTTCTCATATAACGTATAATATCCCTTACCAAATCAGTGTCTGATTGCATCTATAATTTCCACCGTTTCAAGTATATCAAGTTCTTCAATCTCACTAATAGTACCTACATCTCCTATGTTATATAATGGTTGCTGAAGGACTAAAGATTCCTTACTTGCAGTTGGTAAAAATACCCTCAGCTTAGTTTCAAGTTTTCGCTTTACCCAAGCTGAAACATTTATCGGGTATGATTGTGATGTGAATAGTTTCATATTTAAAGTTAGTGAATTTACAACATTACCCAGTAATTTTGTGATAATTTGTAATTTTTTCAATTTTTTACTGGGTAAGCAAATTTTATGTACCACTAATTTTGAAAATCCTTTATTTGAAGCATCAAGTAATATATCTAATATATGCTTATTTTTTGCCTCAAAATCTAATACTATATCTAATTTTGAAGTTTTTGTCTTATGTTTGGTACATTGAACAATTAATGGAGTTAT